ACAGATCCTGGCACCCAACTTCGTGTTTTCTTCAAACCGACAGATCGACTTGTCCTAAGGGTCATCAACCCGTAGGACGGTTTATCTGAAGGTCCATTCTTAAGAGAATGAGCAAAGAATCCACGATCCCCTAGTTTCTTGTTATCCAACTGAACCTTCAGGAAATTAATCCTGAATGATTGGCGTAGATGACAATAGCTAGCCTTCCATTCTTCGAAGGGCACAAGAAAACACCCGTCGAAGCTCAGATGAGACGGTTGGCAACAATCCCTGTAAGGGGATCTGGCGTAGTATTTCCGCCAGACGTCGAGAATTCGACTTCGTGTAAGATCGTCCATACCCTCTGTTTGTGAGAGTAGGAAGATCTTATTCACGATGCGAATTGCCTCGATTTTGTTGTCAACTTTCTTCTTCTGGAAGCGGGGAGTCACGTCATAGGAGTCAAAGAAATGCTTTCCGCACGACTCAAAAAACGAGCCGTCGGTAAAGCTTTTCTCTGGATTTATCTCGAAACCGATGAATTCTACGCACTTTTTGTAAAGAGCGTAGGCTTCGCGCGGCAAGATTACATCATCTCCGAAGACTGACACTGGGCCTCTACTTCCAACGTGTCTCGTTGCGGCCTTAGCAACCGCAAACAAGATCATGGACATCAATTCGAAGGTAAAGCCGTTTCCCATTGCGGAGAAACGCTCTAACCTTTTCTTATTCCTCAGGCCAAAACAGCCGGGGGAACGAATTGAATCCAACACGGAGAAAGCAGAGGATGGGAGCATGTAACGCACTGCTCCCACTGCTATGGTGTCACTAGCGGACCGTTTATCAACGGTACATAAACCCAGGAATCTCGCCTTTAGGGCGAGCTCTCGGTTTCTAGTTTGATCGTTTAGATCGACACCGAACGTAAGAAGTCGACGACGTATGTAAGAACCGGCCCCCTTCTGCAAATACAAATTTGCAGTCGGTTGTCGGCCTATCACACGCTTAGACTTCGCGTTCTTATTAACCAACAGGATCTCTTCGTCGGGAGACGATTCGAACCACCCGTTCAGGAAACTGAAAGGCCCAACTACATCTTGACCAATGACCGCACTTGCCCAGTGGATATCGCTATCCCTGGTCAAGAGTCGGTGCATAATGGCGGATGCAGAAGGTGTTAGTCTTAAAGGGTACTCGGACAATTTCTGTTCCGGATTGGCATCAACACCGACGAGAGTCGTTGTTGTGCCAGGCCCCCACCCACACTTCCCAAAGAGATCGTCGAACTCGGGATAAGCCCAGATATCGGAGATTAAAACACGAGCCCTGTCCAAAATGGACAGAACG